TTTATGTCAAGGTTACTAACTCAGCCTCTTACTTCAGGGCTGTAGCGGGGACTGACACCATCACACTCATGGAGATCGCAGGATGACAACGCTCTATGTAGACAACATCGCCCCGAATCTCCAAAGTAAGGTCAGTGCGCCTAACCTTCAGCTTCCTAGTGGGAGTGTGATTCAGGTAATTAACAACAGTAATTCCTCTCAGATCTCAACAACAAGTGGTACTTTTGTTGAAACAGGGCTGTCTGTATCAATAACTCCAAGCAGCACTTCTAGTAAGATTGTTTTGTATTTCGTCAGTAATGCTCGTAAAACAACAGCAAATACAGGTGCAGTATTTGCAATTTATAAAGACGGATCTCAATTAACAAACGGAAATGGTCAGTTAATGTTTGAAGCTGACAATAGTAATAATCATGGCCCTATGGTTTTACATCAAGTGGACTCACCTGCTACAACAGATTCAATTACTTATGATATACGGTATTACGCTTTTAATGGTGGGACTACTTATATGTCGGGAAACTGGGGCGGTAATCATTTAACAGCAATGGAGATCGCAGGATGAGCAGTATAATCAAAGTCGATCAAATCCAACTGGCTAATGGCTCGACACCAACTGCAGGTGATCTTGGGTTGAATGTGGCAGGGGCTGTGTTGCAGGTTAAACAGTCAGTTAAAACTGACTCTTATACTGCTTCAACAATTAATACGTTTTCTGACCCATCGCTTTATGTTGATATAACGCCAACATTAGCAAGTAGTAAAATTCTTGTTTCCGCTAATTTAAGTTTAGCTAATAGTCAAGGCACTTGTAATGCGGCGTTTAAATTACAAAGGGTAATTGATGGAACAACAGTAGACTTTGTTGGGTACGACCCCGGCACTGGTACTCCATGTACATCTGGGTTTCACGGAGTAAATCAAGACGCAACTTATAGTACGGGGACGCTATATTTAGACAGTCCAAGTACAACGTCCACTGTGCGGTATAAAGTTGTGCTTTTTATTGGAGCAGGTTCCACAGGGACGATTTACATGAATAGGTGCTTCAACGATCCAACTGCTCAGGTTTATCGGCAAACAGGAATGTCTACTATAACAGCGCAAGAAATCGCAGGCTAAAGGAGAAACACACATGGCAAGCGTATCACAGGCTCTCTCAGAGCTTAACATCACAGAATGGGTTCTCCGTGGAGAGCCTACAACAGAGGCAGAGTTCAACTCTATGTTCCGCAAGGTCACTGGAGCAGACGCTAATGGTAGTGCCATTGAGTCAGCAAATCCAGCGGACTTCGGTACAGACTGGGCTACTGTATCAGCCAAGGTCACTGAGCTTACAGCGGCAGAACCCATGAAGGCATTGCGTGAAGAACGTAACCGTCGCATCGCCGAAACTGATTGGTGGGCATCATCTGATCTTACCATGACTGCTGAACAGACTGCATACCGTCAGGCACTGCGGGATATTACAAACAGCGCAACTTCTTTAGATGACGTAACTTGGCCTACAAAGCCTTAAAAATATTAAGGGAGATTTAAATGACAAGAGCTAGAGATTTAGCTAGTTTAATAGATTCTGGCACAGGAGCTTTAACTCTTCCAGTAGGTACTGAAGCTCAAAGACCAACTCCTGAAAAAGGTATGTTTCGTTTTAACGATGATTCAGATCAATTTGAAGGTTATGATGGTTCTGCTTGGGGTGCAGTAGGTGGCGGAGGTAATACTGCCGTAGTTGGTTGGGAAAATCAAGTTACTGTTCAAGAAAACTATACAATGACTTCAGGTAACAACATGGTAAGTGCAGGGCCGATCACGATTGACACCGGCTACACAGTCACAATACCAACAGGATCAAGATGGGTGGTTGTATAAATGGCACTAGAACTAAACGGAACAACTGGCGTATCGCTTGTACAGGATGGGGTTGTTACTGCGGATGATTTGGCGAGTACGCTTGATCTGACAGGAAAGACTGTAACGCTACCAGCGGGTACAGGTGGAAAGGTGTTGCAGGTTGTAAACTATGTTCACGCATCAGGGGAAGTTTCAACCACATCGACTTCTCTATCTGACACAGGCTTAACAGCAACTATTACTCCAAGTAGCACTTCAAGCAAGATTCTTATAGTTATGTGCCAAAGTATTGCATCGCAAGGGCAAGGCGGAGCAAGGGTAGCTATTTTTAGAGATGCAACGTTATTGTATAACTTGAATGAAAAAATTGCATACACAGGTGCGGGTGACGGAACGTGGAACTATATAGGCACCTCCAGTTTTACTTATTTAGACTCTCCATCTACAACTTCTGCTGTTACTTACAAAACTCAGTTTAAAGCAAGCACAAGCGGACAAACTGTGGTTGCTCAAGTAGATAATGATGACTCTTCAATGACCCTAATGGAGATAGCAGTATGAGTAAAATAGCCATCACACCCAACGCATCGGGAACTGGCACGTTCACCATTGCCGCACCCAACAGCAACACAGACCGCACACTGACTCTGCCAGATGAGGCGGGGACGGTGTTGACGAGTGCGTCATCTATTCCTGCTACAAGTCTTAGCGGTAATGTGGCAATTGAAGCTAGTAAAAGTATGCCGTTTTTTATGCAAGCTAGAACAGGCTCCAATCAAAATATCAATGGAAGTACATGGACTGATGTTAGTTTTAACACAACAGTAGCGGATACTAATAACTGGATAAGCGGCGGATATTTTACTCCGCAAATTGCAGGTTGGTACATATTTCACATAAATTTGTCTATCAGCAGTGCAGGTATTACTTTTGCCGCCATGCGTTTATTTAGGCAAAGTACCGAAGTATTTGTTACATCTCATTTAAGTACGGATCAAACTCTATACAACGGCGGGACACTGCCAATATATATGAACGGATCAACCGATTATATTAAGGCACAGGGTTATGTAGAAGGTGTAAATAGTTCTCAAATTAGAGGGTACAGTAATTATAGTTCATCTTTGTCTGGATATTTATTGAGGGCTGACGCATGACCTTGTATCAAAAAATTATTGCAATTTATCCAGAGCTTGAAGGGTATAACTTTTGTCGTGGCGATATTGAACTACAAAATAATCTTGATGAGCGTGGCGACTACATCGCAGTTTGGAATCACCCAACACTAGCGCAACCAACACAGGAACAGCTTGATGCTGTGGAGGCAGGATCGTGAGCCAACTCAACGTAGATACAATCAAGAAAGCTGACGGCACAGGCAACCTCAGTGTCCCTGCTGAGACAGGTACGGTGGTGACCACTGCATCTCCATCGTTGGGGCGCAGGAATCTCATCATCAACGGTGCGATGCAGGTTGACCAAAGAGGCCAAACATTTACAAACGCAGACAACGATGCAGGAGGCGCATTTTTAGCGGATCGTTTTTCTCTTCAGTTTCAAGATGGAGCCAGTTCGACACGAGTAGACACGGCCAATGTTGCAGTCACAGATCATCCTGAAGGGTTTAGAAATGCTTGCAAAGTCGTTTGTTCTACTGCTGACGATGAGTCTGATGACACAAATGTTTATTGTAGCCTTGTTGCGAGATCATTAGAAAAACAAGACATTGCTCATTTGGAGTGGGGAACATCGGGTGCAAAACAAGTTACGATGTCTTTTTGGGTAAAGTCTGGAGTAACAGGCACATACATTCTTACTGCTCAACATGGTAATGGTTCAAATGAAGTCAAGTACCATAAGGCATATACTATTGATAGCGCAGACACTTGGGAAAAGAAGACCATCACTATTGACGGTGCAGGTACAGGATTAAACTGGGACACCGCATCTGATAATACAGCGGGATTTGGATTTAATTGGTGGTTAGCGTGTACAGATGACCGCATTGATACTACGCTAGACGCTTGGTTTGAAGACACTGTGAATACTCAGGGAGCACGTTCTGCAACTGGGCAGGTTAATTTCTTCCTTACTCAAGACGCTGAGTTTTTACTCACCGGAGTCCAACTCGAAGTCGGAGACACAGCCACACCTTTCGAGCATCGCTCATTCGGGGAGGAGCTTGCGGCTTGTCAGAGGTATTATGAGCATTCATATAGTTACGGAACAGCACCCGGGGCAAGCACTACTATTGGTATGGTTAGGCCGTCAGGATCAAGTATGTCTGATAGCTCAATGTTCTACCCTGTAACATTTAAGGTAGCTAAACGATCTGCACCTACAATGGGTTCTTATATGATTGATGGTACAAGTGGAAGTTGGTATTACACTAGAAATGGTCAATCAACATCTTCAACAGTTAATTGGAATTACACTGGTACACAAAGCAGCAATGCAAATTTTGGCGTCGGATCAGCGTGGGTAGTGGTTACTGCGTATGGTCACTGGACAGCAGATGCGGAGTTATAAATGGAACAAATGAACATTACCTCAGCGCAATATATTCAAATGGACAATCAAAATGATTCCATTCAAACTACTATCGACGGCATCACCATGTCAGTCCCACTAGACCCTGCCAACCGCCACTACGCAGAAATCATGCGACAAGTAGAAGCAGGAACTTTATCAATTCAAGAAGCAGAAATAGGAGAATAAATAATGTCTAAAGCAAGACAATTAGCAAATCTCTTAGATTCTGATGGAGATGTGACTACAGGGGCGTTAGATAACGTCCCGCCTTCTAATGACGCAAGTGCGTTGACTACAGGAATCTTACCTGTTGATCGTGCTCCTTATTTAGGGCGCAGAAATCTTATCATCAACGGTGCGATGCAGGTGGCACAGCGTGGGACGAGTCTATCATTAACGCACGGTGGCTCTACTAATGGATACGTTGCAGACAGGTTCCAGTTTGTCATAACTGGTACTGCGGATTCTTTAGATGGCACACTTGCTCAAGTGTCTGACGCTCCTGACGGCTATTCAAACTCGCTGAAGTGGACGACAGGGACACCAGAAACAACTGCCGCAGATGAAGCCATATACGTTCAGCAAAAAATAGAAGCTCAAAATCTACAACATTTAGGTTATGGAAGTGCAAGCGCAAGCTCACTTACTGTATCTTTTTGGGTTAAATCTTCTCAAACGGGGACATTTGCAATGTCTCTATACGAACCTGATGGTTCAAGAAATATAGGGACAACGTATACAATTAATGCGGCGAACACTTGGGAGCAAAAAACAATCTCTTTTGCAGGAGATACTAGCGGCACAATAAATAATGATAACGGCATTGGGCTTCAACCTATATGGCACATAGCCGCAGGATCAGACTTTAATTCCGCAGATAATACTTCTTGGGGGGCCTATGCAGGTGGGAGATGGGCTTATGGTCACGTTCAAAACGGTGTGACAGAAACTGCATCAGCCACATTCCAAATCACCGGAGTCCAACTAGAAGTCGGCTCTGTTGCGACACCTTTTGAGCATCGCTCATACGGTGAAGAACTTGCGTTGTGTCAGAGGTATTTTCACAGGGCTAGTAGAGGAACAATCGTTGGTGCTTACCTTGATTCAAATCGTATAGATGCAACGATTCATTTTCCTACTACTATGAGGGCTACCCCCACTATGTCCGCGTCTTCTGGAACAAACTACTGGTATGCATATACCGGATCGTTAGACTACTTTAATGCG